GATATTACTGTGGATTTGAACCAGGAATGGCCATTCAAGGACAGTTCGGTGGGGTTAATACGAGCCAACGACATAATTGAACACCTAAAAGACCCAGTGAACACTATGAATGAGGCATACAGGATTTTGGTGGATGGTGGGTGGTTTTTAATCGAAGTTCCCTCGACAGATGGGCGTGGAACATACCAAGACCCTTCCCATCGTTGTTATTCTCAAGATACTGAAATACTAACTACAAGTGGATTCAAACTCCTTTCGGAAGTTAAAAAGGGTGAAACTGTTTATACATTTAATAAAACAAATAATAAAGCTGAAATTCAACCTGTTATTAAAACTCATAAATATAAATATAACAGTCCGATGATTCATTTTAAACAACGAAGCATAGACTGTTTAGTAACACCTAATCACAATATGTTTATAGGATCGTCAGATGATATTACTCCTTTCAGATTTAAAAAAGCCGAAAAACTGCTAACTATGAAATCATGTAAAAGAATTCCAAGTAATGTTATTTTTGATGGGGATTATCCTGAGTATTTCGAAATTCCAAATTCCCAAAATAAAATATCAACTTATCCAGAAAAAATGAGATTTATTAATGATAGTGTAAGATTACCTATTAAACCATTTATGGATTTTATGGGATGGTATGTATCAGAGGGCTGGACACATATTGTTACTACTACAGATTCAAGATATAATTGTTACAATATCGGAATTAGCCAAAGTCAAAATGCTAATCCCATAAAATATCAGCAAATAGGACAATGTATTAAAGATTTAGGATATAAGCCACATAAAACCAGTAATGGCTGGGGATTTTGTAGCAAATCTCTTGCTTTATGGTTATCTAAACTTGGAAAATCTCACGATAAATATATTCCTATTGCACTTAAACAAATGCACCCAGAACTGCTTCAAATATTATTAGAATCCGCTTTATTAGGAGATGGCCATAAAAATGGTAAAACAGGTTACACTTATGGCACCATTTCAGAGCAACTATCCAAAGATATTCAAGAAATTGCTATAAAATGTGGTTATAAAACAACAGTTAGCAAAGATGCGACTAGAGTAGGAAAACCAGTTTCTATAAATCCAGATTATAGAGCAAAGTATCCTATATATCTTGTATATCTTTCTTCACCAAAACAGCGATATTTAACACCAGATAATATTAAGCAAATTGATTATAGAGGTATGGTATATTGCGTAACTGTCCCAAAAAATAATGTTATATTAACTCGTAGAAATGGTAGAGTAATTTGGGCTGGAAACAGTTTCTGGAATAGCAATTCATTCTGGTATTATACAGACAGAAAATATGCTAAGTATGTTCCAGCAATTAAATGCAGATTTCAAGTGCAAAGAATATTAAATTACAATCCAACCGAGTTTCACAAGCAGAATTACATCTGCTATACGAGAGCACATTTAACTGCGATAAAGAATAAGCGATACCCAGGGACGATAAAAATATAATGAAGAAAGCCGATATAGACAAAATATGTAATACCAGAGGTTTTAAAGACTGTCTTAAATGTTCTGAATACGATACTTGTGATAATTGTGGCCGTAGAGTTTGTAAATATGTATCAATAATTATAGCTGATAATTATAATGAGAGAAATGATGAAGAATTATGGTGTAGCTACTGTTGTAAAGAATATGGTTTTTCAAAGCGAGAAATAGAAACTGGAAGAGTATATTTATAAATAGACTATTAGAAAAATTTAGGGTAGAAAAATGAATGAATATTGGATAGTACATACAAATTGTGATTGTTGTAGTTCTAGAACACTTAAAGCAGCAACGAAATGGAAATTTGGTCCAAGGTGTCCTAGTTGTAAAAAAATATTAGGCATAATGCAATATTCAATTCAAAAAATTATAAAAGCACAAAACTTAGATCATGCTTTTGAAATATGGAGAAATAGTGAAAAATGAAATTAACTAATAAAGAACGAAAACTGTGGTTCCAGAAAATTTTGAGTCGGCGAGATAACTGCAAAAATCTGAGGGCTTTTGTCTATAATATCTTTGGGGTAAAATTATATTCTAACCAAGTAAAATCGTTGAGAGATTTTTTAGACCCATCTATTAAGAAAGTTTTATTTTCATGTGCTCGCCAGGGTGGAAAAACAATGGATATTGCGATTGCTTGTGCAATCATTCCAATATTTTATGATAACATTCATATGTATATTTTTGCCCCAAAACAGGAGCAGGCACAAATCAGCTTTGAACGGTTTTCCAGCCTTGTCCATACCAATCCCTATAATATCTATGCTGGCTCATTAGCTGTAGATAAGTCAGATAGAATTAAATTCTCAAATGGGACAGAGATTAGGGCTGTAACCGCCTCACGAAATGCGGAAATCGAGGGATTAACTTGCCATATCATAGTGCTTGATGAAGCCCAAGCAATATCACCATTTAAGGTGCGAGAATGTGTTTCTGGTAATATGAGGATTCCTTTACCAACTGGTGATTATGCAACTATGCCTGAAATTATTAAGAAACAACTTAAAGTTATTACTCCTGATGGTCCAGAAAGGCCAATTAGATATTTCAATGCTGGTATAGATATTCTACATGCTATTTATTTAGATAATGGGAAAATTTTAAAAGTAAATAAAAATCATAAGCATCTTGTTTACAGCAAAAATTGGAGAGATATAAAATCAGGGGCGGTAAAGAAATTGAGAACAGATGAGTTAAAAGTTGGTCATCGTTTAGCTGTAGCAGATAAATTACCTTATTTTGGTAACGAGGGTACCTATGACGATGGTCTTATAGTAGGTAGTTTTTTAGGCGATGGATCTATTTGTAATGATAAACCAGAATTTTGTGGGTGTCCTAAATTTGTATCTATAATATCATCTGTTATATGGAAAAAGTATAATTTGAAATTTAAACTTAAGCCAATAAAATCTAAAATTTTGGAAGGCGTATTTACAAATAATAAAGGGGGGAAATGGAATAGTAATCCTTTAACAAAATATTTTCGTGATATGGGAATGTGGGGAATGAAAGGCGAATTTAAACAGATTCCTAATAAGCAATGGTCTAAGAAATTTCTTCGGGGTCTAATAGTTGGTCTTATTGAGACTGATGGTTGTATTAGTCATGTTAAAGAAAAAAAGGGAATTATATCATTTGGTAATATATCCAAAGAATTAGTAATCCAATTGCAAGATTATTTAGTTAAATTTGGAATACACGGCACCATTTTTCACAAAAAGAATAATAAAGGATTTGGTAAAAATCCTAAACCTTTTTATATTCTATCCATTAAGGGTATTGAAGATATTCGCAGATTCCATAAAAACTTCCAATTGATTACCAAGCAAAAAGTTTTAAACGAAATTGTTGATAATATGAAAAATAAGTCTCCAAGAATTTCCAGTAGGCACTATCCTAAAGGAATACGATTTATGCAGATTAAAAAAATTGAACAATCGGAGACAGAAAATGTTTATTGTGTTGAGGTCAAAAAGCATTTATGGATAGTTGATGGAATTATTACAGGAAATAGCATTTACCCAATGGGTGGAGCGGTTCCTGGCGGGGCTAAAATTATTCAGTGCGGTGTCCCAGGTGTTCGGGGGACACATTTTCACAAGGCGTTCAAAAATAAGTACGACCAAAAGATTAATCCTTTAGGTTATGTACAACATATCTATCCTTGGGATAAATGCCCTATTTTAGACAGAGACTATGTATTGGCAAGAAAGGCAGAAGACCCAATCAGTTTCGCAACCCAGTATGAACTAAGCTGGGAAAAGTCCAATATCGGAATGTTCTTATCCGAGGAAGATTGGGCACGCTGTATCGTTCATTATGAGCTCAGGGATAAGAAAGGCAAGCCCCTGCGTGGCGAGTTTATGGGCATAGACTTTGCAAAATTAAGGGATTCCACTGTCATTACAGAACTGAGGCAAGATCCAGACCATCTTGAGCAGTTTTATGTAGTAGGCTGGTGGGAACTCTCTGGGGTGGACTACGCCTCACAGATAGGTTTTATTAAGAACTTATGGCACAATGAGTTAAAGCAGATATATGCTGATAAATCATCTGTAGGAGAAGGGCCTTTGGATGTATTAAGGCAGACAGGCATGCCCATTGAGGGCTTTAATTTCGATATTCAGCATAAGGATAAATTATACAAGAACTTGGCAAACTTCATCCAAAAAGGGCAGATACACTGGCCAGCCTCGACTCCAAGAGGCTTTGAAAAGGAATATGCACATTTTAAGCAACAGATGATGGAATTGGAAAAGGAGTTCAAGCTATCGGGACTTATCTCTGTCCACCACAATTTGGATGATTCTCTGGGGAGAGATGATTTTCCCGATTCGATAGCTCTGGCTGTATGGGCAGCTACTCACTTTATTGAGCCTTCGGCATATACTGCATGAAAGGAGTTTCAATGAAACTTAAGAAAATTACACTTATCTCCAAAGAATCCGATATACTCTACAAAGTTGCCTGCTATTCTTATAATTTACTTAATATAAGAGTTAAGCGAATCGATATTATAAACAGCAATAAAGCAATAATCCATTATAAAAAATTGAGAACCCATATGAAGAGGTAGGAGGCAAACTATGAGCATAAAATTTAACCAGCTTCAAATTGCTATGGATACATCTAAAATAGAAAAAGCCCACAAACTAATCGACAGCCTCTATGCCAAAATAAAAAAATACAATGAGGAAGTAAAGAGGGCAAATAGACTGTTACGAGAGTTTGACGAACTCAAAAAGAAAACCAATATCAGATTCGATAAGGGAGAAGTCAAGGGCTTGCCTAAAAAGGAAAACTTAAAATGATACACTTTTGCCCAACCCACCAAAAATATGTTGAAACCTACGAAATGTGGGATACTTATGCCAAAACCGATGGCATGACTATGTTAATAGTTGAACACCATTGTCCTTATTGCTTTAACCTAATTTGCACAGAGGAGAGACCATATCAAAATGGCACAGATAACCCCAGAAGAAGCTAAAATATTGGCAAAATTTCTTAAGGAACTCAAAGATTATAAAGAGGCTAAAACCAAAAAGAAATTTATCCCTAGACAAATTTCAGTTATCTATCAACATCCCGACAAGCCCAAAGAGTTTCGCTGGTTTTCCTGCCATAGATGGTTTGACAAGGTTTTCAAAAACGAGGGAGCATCTAAAAATATCCTATTAATTGCCTTACAAATATCAGCAAACATAATTGTGGGCTTGGAAATTCTGCTTAAAAAGAAACATCTATTGGGCAGAGTCAATGAAAGAAGGCTTGAGAAAGCAATCGAATTACTCAAAAAGATTAAATTTGAGTTCAAATAGAAAGGATAGAACAATGAAACAAAGTCACATAATCGGACTTCTAAAATCCGATGATATCGATACACCACCTCACAGAAAGAAGTGGCTATTTTATCCATCCGAAGCGTCCTGCCTCATCGATGGCGAGATAGTGGGAAACTGTCTCAGGAGGTCTTACTATGCCTGGAAAAAGGTATCGATTACCAACCAGCCCAGCGTGTTTGCTCGTGTCTCAAGAAAGATGGGCAAATTCATCGAATCCGACACGAAAGATTGCCTACTACATAATAAGGAACTTGTGGATAAGTCAAAGAAGGATAGGCACTTTAGGACAGAAATTATCGAGGGAATTACAGTATCAGGCGAGATTGATGCTATTACTAAAAGAGGAAGCAAGGAAATAGGATTGGAAATCAAGTCATTTTCGAGCAATCCAAAGTATGTTGCAGATAGACCCAAAGAAACCCACATAATGCAGGCTTTGCTTTACATCGTTTGCTATAAGCCAAGATTGCCTTATTGGATTATCTTTTACAGGAAATCCCCAGTAACCTATAGATCCAAAATGGATGATTGGCTAAATTTCGAGGGATTTGAACACAGGATTGACTGGATTAAAATGGACAATAATATATTTCCAATTATCAATGGCAAGCTAGAAAAAAGTATTAGCATAAGGGGAATTTTAGAGAGGTGGAAAGTTCTAAAATACTACATAATAAAAAACGAACTCCCCCCATGCGACTATAAATTAAGTAGCAAAGAGTGTGGTTATTGTCCCTACAAAAAACATTGCAAAGAAAACAGGTTTGGTAAAGGGAGGTAATGATGATTCCTCAAATTTTAATGGAAACAATTACTGGGACGGCTACCAAAATGGCAGATTTAAGCGAAAGTGTGTTTAAAACAGGTAATCCAGAAATCTTTCGTTCCCTAATACTTGGCATTAGGGATAAGCAACCCTATCTGGTCGAGTGGTTTGCACTTTATTGCCAGTCGTGCTTGGCTCAGGGGATGGGAAAGGTAGAAATAGCTGCTATGACTATGGCTTTCGTGGTAACAATGAAAGCACTATATGACCAAGATGAGATTAGTAACTTGGAGGATTTATTTAAAAAGTGAAGGACATCCCTAAAAAACTTTCTCGGTATCCGTGTCCTATTTGTGGTAAACTGCTAACTGTGACTTATTGGGGAATTGTCAACTTAGCGAATCCAAAATCTGACAATCTATGGAGATTCTGTTGCAAGAGCATTTTGATAACCTCGTTCGGCGAATATCATTGCTATTTTAATTCTCCGATTGTTCAACTGCCTCGAAATTATAGGGACAAGATAGACTGGGGCAAAATAAAAAGCCTCACAGATAGCATTCATCCTGTTATTAAAAATGCTATAGATGAGGCAATTAAGCACAATAAATTTGCTAATTAAAGCCTGTCTTTGATATACCTGCCTACAAAATATAATCCCGCCGATAAGCAAAGTCCAGTTACCACCACTGGATTCTGCTTTACAATAGCAATTATAGAAATCAGACCTATAATACAACTTGTTGCCTGACAAATTAAGCCTATCATTCTATTGTCCATAACTATCCCTCCTTTACAATATTCCTAATTTAACTAAATCTGGCTTCATTAATACTCTTATTTTGACTCTAGGATATTTTATCTTAAATAATTCAAATTTTTTCTTAGCGTCATCCCGCCAATAACCTTTTATTTCGATATAAGTATTTGTTTTTGGTAAATAAAAATCTGGTATATAACTTGTTTTACCTAAATCAAAAGTTTTGGGTTCATAGAACCATCTAATTCTATCACTATCTAAATATTTTGCATAACCTATTTCCCATCCAGAACGCATATTAATTTTTTTATAAATTCCCCATTTACCATGAACTACTTTACCATACATTGGGTTGTTTTTACCCTCATAAGAACGCCTAGTTTTTACATTTAATTTAGTGGCACAAAATCGACACCTCCCTTTTCCATACTTCCAAGTTTGGTAGGTTATTTCTTTGTTACATTCTAGTTCTTTGCAATAATACTTTTTTATCCATCTGCCATCAATATAACTGGCATTATTTTTTCCTTTAGTTGCACAAGATTGACATGTTTTATTTCCATAATAAAAAGTTGTATAAGAAATTTCATTTATTTTACAACTAATACAGTAATACTTTCTTCTAGTTATTCCATTTTTCCAATTAGGATTATGCTCTCCCAAATTAGAACAAACTCTACAAAAATTAGCTCTTTTATCTTTTAATTTGCCACAGACACATAAATCTTTAGAATGTCTTGGCATTAGAATTTCCATCTATAATATAATATCATCCTGTTATCGCCCTTATATCCTTTTCCTACACCCAAACCTATATTTGAATTATCTGTAATTTTATATGACGAACCTAAATAGATACCTCGATTAGTCAAGAATGTTTCTAATTCCAGTTTCCAGTATCTAAGGAATGAGATGCCAACTCCTCCTTCAAAAACACCGCCTTCCAATCCAAAGCCCGCTCCCATAACACCAATCGGCTTCAACTGAAATCCCACTGGGGCAAGTTTCTTCTTAAGTCCTGGAATATCTGCCACAGATAACTGTTTTAAAATATTCTCATCTTTATCTCTAAAATAAACAAATCCTTTCTTATCAATATAAACATGGTCTCCTTGTTCATTAACTTCTAAAATAGCCTCTCGCCCATATCCAATATCTATCTTTACTGGTTTGCTCCCTCTTCCCTGTACATAAAAGTAACTCGCTACAAAACCAAATATAAAAGCATAAATAATTAATTTTCGCACATTAAAAAGCGAAAAAATATCCTTCAGCCACAGAACTGGGTTAAACAAATTTAACATACTATTAGTAAATTTCTTGCCAGAAACTTTCTCTCTATATTTCCATTTTTTGCCTACGCTACAATTATTTCTGTTCATACTATCATCTCCTTGTTTAGCTCCTCTTTCTATAGATTAAAAATATCACAATAAGGGAAATAAATTTATATTACTTTAATACTTCCGAAGCTAGCTTCATTGGTTTCCCAATTTATATCAAAAGCACCTGTCAAATTAAATGAAATCTCATTTATAATACATCCTTTATTATCAACTACTCCATTGTAATAATTTTCAAATTCAGATCCGTATTTTTCAACCATATTATTATAAATATCTAAAACTTGTATAGGTTCTGTTAAAGCTATAGTATAGTGGTAGTATTTTAAATCATAATGAACAGTTCTCAGAACTACATTTATAATAAATTTATTAAAAGTTGGGGGTGGTATATAATATTCTAAAGGTGGGATTTTTATATTTAATGAATCTATATAAAGCCTCCCATTTTTAGGTAATCTATAATTCTTAGTTTGGTATCCACCCAAAGACGAATATCTATAAAAAGACAATATGGTAGCAAGGGCTATATTAGGTATTCGTAATGTTTTCATAATTATTTTACCACTTTGGATTTCAATAGACTGAGATGGACTTAGATTGGATACAGCCCATTTTTTAAAATATCTACCATAAAATAAAATATTAGCACTATCTGTATAAATTTCTAAAGGGGAATGTTTCCAATCTTCTAAAAAATATGGTTCAGGAATAGGATGTCGTAAATCTTCTATGTGAATTGCTTTAATTTTAATTAAATTTTGCTTATCCTCTGTCTTTTTAGGCATTTTTGGTCTATTAAGACAATCTATATCTACCCATTCTCTTTTATCTTCTACTTTGTTTCCATATTTATAAGTTCCTATATAATTTGCTTTACTATCATAATTAAAATATTGGTATAATAAAGGTGTGGCTGATACATTATGCGGATCTGATAAAAGTTTTTCTGTAGATGTTCTCAATTCATTTATATGTTTTTTATTTACAGGAGTTTTTGGGGGTATCGTGCTAAAATCTGTTTTTTCCATTTCTGGAGCAAATTTTGTAGCTTCAATTTCTTGCTGCTTTCTTGTATCCTGTAATTCTTTGATATGCTTAACTTTTATTGGTACCACCCCTTTGTAATCATCGCCACTCAACCCTCTGGGTGTCAAAATAGGATCATCTGTCCATTTGCCTATTTCGGTATGGCAAGTTGGGCATAGTTTTTTATCGGGCATTATTCTTCCTCCTCATCAACATAATAAGCCCCTAGTTTGGCAAAACAAGGACCACCCTGACCAGCACTTCTGTGATCATGATAATCTTCCTTGCTCGCCTCATTTATTTCATATTTCGTTTTGCTATTTAATAGGTGCTTAAACTCATCGGAATTTACAATATCCTCAATGTTTTCAAGTCTGTCTTTCAAATTTTTGAGAATATTAATATCCTTATTGGCTGTATCAAGTTTGTTTTTCAACTCTTTTATTTCTTTTATTAGAGTAGATATTACTTCAAATTCTTTAGCCGATAGAGGCATTTTTATCTCCTTATTATGCTGAGTATTGTGTAGTTAGTTGTAATGTTGTTGTATTATCTATAAAATTATATGCTATAGATGTTACTCTCGCATCAAGTGACTCCCAATCTCCCTGTTCAGTATTCTGCAAATTAACAGTTTTTTTGAGATTCCAAGTATTATCAATTGTATCTAAAGTAACTGACCCAGATATCACTATATCTTTCTTAGATTCCAGCTCTTTATTAGCCCGATTCAGAATTTTATCTGTATCATCAATAAATAGCGAAGGTAGATCATCGGGATAATTTCTCCAATCGTACTCTACATCAACTTTTTCTCCACTGATGTAAGCATAAAAACGACTCTTATCATATCATCAGTTGCACTTTTTATTCTTTTAGTCTTCATCCACTGTCTCTGGGTTATTTTCTGATACTTACTATTATTACAGAATTCGGACACAGCGAGATAAGTCATATCATGATAACCTTCCCAAACCCAATCTGTATTCTGTTCTTCTGGAGTAGCTTCTGGATTCAAGACTACCTTATTAAACTGCCCAAGGAAGGATTTTTTCCTGTATGCTCCTTCTCTCATTGCCTTAATGAAAGACACTTTTGTATTAAGAAGCTTTACTACTTTCCAATGGTCTGGAAGACACCACTTGGTATAATCATAGCCCCAATCTTTAGTTTCGTCTTCTAATGGATAACACTCAACTTCTCTTATTTCTATTTTTCTTGAACCCTGAACTATACATTGGTTATATCTATTCGTATTATCAAAAATTAAATTTGAATCAATAACATTAAATTGTGGACTGGATGTCGATATTTTCTGTCCATATATTCCAAAATAAACATCTTTACCACTTGCGACAGTCAAATCTATAAAATTTAATGTTCCATCTGGATCGATGTAATATTTATAATTTTTGGCCTCTTTAAGAATCTCTGTAATAGCTTGAGCGGTAGGTATTGTAGTGAGTTCCAGTTCTTTTATATTATCAGCGGAGACAGTTCCCGAAACCCCACTGACTATTTCAGTCACTGGAGCTAAAATCTGATTAAGTGCATTTGTCGGAGAGACATCTCTGAAAGTTAAAATATGGGTTTCCCCATAGGTAGCTGTAGCGTAGCTATATACCTGTTCTAACTCAGCCCTTGGACCAGCTGCTTGATAATGTATCGTCTCATTATTTATAGACATTGACCGTCTAATAACTCGAATCCTGCCTGTAAATAAAGTGTTCTCATTATGGATTACAGAGACTATCTGA